GCGACATTCACAAGGCACAGGCACTTGACTTTGAAGGTCGTGTGCGTTATTGTGGCTCAACGGTTCAGCAGAATCACGGCGAGACAAACGATAAGGGCTTTGGTATCTGGGAGATACAAGACAAAAACAACTTTACCTATCGTCATATTGAACTTATCAACCCCAAGCCCTTTATTACTATCGAACTTACACCCAAGGGCAAGATGCCTAAAGGTGTTGATATCACAGAGGGGGCACGCATCCGTCTTGTTTCCAATAACAATCTGCCCCTCGACCGAATGAAACGGGCAGTTGATATTGCGAAGCACAGGTTCAAGCCCGAGAGCATCACTTTTCTTAACCGAGCAACAGGACGACGAGCAGAGCTTGGCTTCTCCAAAGACGACTTTATCAAGGAAAACCTCCGTGACATTTCAGTTCAGGAGCGACTCATCACCGAGTATCTCAAAGACTATGAAGTTGAAGGTGAGATTCTTGATCGTGTTTTGTCGCTAAACGAAAAATACAACACAACCGTTGAGGAAAACGAAGAGGTCGCCCGCAACATTAACTGGGAACTAAACTCGTTTGAGTTTGATAATCTGTTCAATTATGGTGAGGGTAACAAGATTAATTTTGAAAATCTTGCAGGTATCGTTGGAATCTTCGGCAAGAACTATTCAGGTAAGTCGAGCATCATTGATGCTTCGCTTTATACGCTGTTCAACAGCACCTCAAAAAATGAACGTAAAAATCTTAACGTAATTAACCAAAACAGGGAGAGAGGCTTTGGCAGGGTCAATATTAGTATTGGTGATCGTCAGTTCACTATTGAACGAGAAAGCGAAAAATACATTCGCAAACTCAAAGGTGAGGAGACTCAAGAAGCAAAAACGGATGTGAACTTTGAAGAGTTTGATCCCGTGATGGATGAAACCATTAGTCGCAACGGACTTTCGCGTAACGACACTGATAAGAACATTCGCAAGATGTTTGGAACACTCGACGACTTTCTTTTAACTTCTATGGCTTCCCAGTTGGACTCGCTGACTTTTATTAAGGAAGGGTCAACAAAACGCAAGGAGATCTTGGCAAAGTTTCTTGATCTTGAGATCTTTGATAAGAAGTTTAAGATGGCAAAAGATGATGCTGCTGACACCCGTGGGGCTCTTAAGCGCCTTGAAGGTCGCGAGTTTGATGAAGACATTGAGACTGCTAATCAAGAAATGCAGGAAAGCTTAGATCTTATTGAGGAGCACAAGACACGTTGTAGTCAATACGAACAAACAATCAGCGACACCAAAGAACTACTGGAGGAGATTGAAAATAAAATTACCTCCATACCAATTGATATTATTGACATTAACACCGCCCGAGCAGAACTAAAGAGCAAAAAGAATCAAATTCATACCTTAACAAAGAAAAATGATCAGCTTGCTAAATCTAACGGAGATAATGAGCAACTTTTAATAAGATTGACAAGTTTCTTGGAACAATATAATGTTGATAATCTACACGCTAAAAAACAGGAAGTTGATACAAAGACAAGCGAATATGAGCAACTACTTTCTGTTCTAAAAATTAAAAATAAAGATATTGACAACCACAGAAAAAAAGTTAAACTATTAGAAACACACGAGTATGACCCTAATTGTACGTTTTGTTGTGAAAATAAATTTGTTAAGAAGGCACACGAAGCAAAAGAAGCATTGCCAAGTATGATTGTCGAAGTAACTGATTTACGACAACAAAGTGTTGCACTGTTGGAGCAGATTGATGAGCTTGATGTAGACAAAATAAATGATTATATTGAAAAATATAATAAACTTGTTGATAGAAAAAAAGATGTAAATCAAGAAATTTCTGTTGCTACCACGGCTATTGAGGGTAATAACTCAAAGATTGAAGTGTTTAAGCATGAGCTTGTTAACATTGGAAGCCAAATCAAGACTTATGAACAAAACCAAGAGGCAATTGAAAACCTTGAGTCGCTTGTGTCTAAACGCAATCAATACGCCGCTCTTATTTCACGAACTCAGAAATCTTGCAATACTTGCAAGGAGGAACTAAACGAGCTTTACAAACTCCACGGCTCATATGAACAAAAGCTACAGAACCTCGCAGATCAAAAACAAGATCTTGCTGATCTTCGTGAGGAGTATTCTGCTTATGATCTGTTCATGAGGTGTATGCATTCCAGCGGAATCTCTTACGATATTATTAAGAAGAAACTTCCAGCGATCAACGAAGAGATTGCCAAGGTACTTGCAAACATCGTAAATTTTGAAGTCTTCTTCGAGAACGAAGGTAACCGACTGAATGTTTACATCAAACACCCAAGCCATGAACCTCGACCAATTGAGATGGGCTCTGGTGCCGAGAAGACAATTGCATCCATGGCTATTCGTCTTGCACTGCTCCAAGTAAGCAACTTGCCCACCCCAAATGTCTTTATTATGGATGAGCCAGGTACAGCACTGGATGCGGAAAATATGGAGGGATTTGTTCGTATTCTTGACATGGTTAAAAACTATTATAAAATTGTTATTCTTATTTCACATGTTGAAGCACTAAAAGATTGCGTGGATCATGTTATCAATGTCGAAAAAGAAAATGGTTATGCAAAAGTTAATGTTTAAAACTACTTACTTCATAGCCAAAGGAGGGCTATATTATGAGCAGACAAGCAGTTTTAGACAAGGTGATGGCAAAAGCTATCTCCCGAAAATTATTTACATTCCTTACAGCAACAGGATTAATGTTGTGGAGCGATCTATCTTCGGACACATGGGGTATGATCGCTATGGTTTATATTGGCACACAAGGCGCTATTGACGCAATGAGGGAATACAGGCACGGATGATGAGTTGGCTAACATTAGTTTTATATTCTAAAAAGATTTGGGTTTGGTGCAAACACCACTGGAAAATTCTTGCACTTGCGCTCTGGACACTTATTGTGTTTTTAATCGCTCGAAAGAATGTCAGGGCATATAAAAAAGTTTTGGACACCACAATTGAAAACTACAAAAAAGAAGTTGAAGTCTTGGAAAACTCTCATAAGGAAGAGGTCCGAAAAAGAGATCAGGCAATTGAAAAACACAACCAAGATATTAGAAAGCTTGAAGAAAAATATGCTGGTGATAAAAACCAACTTGATGTTCAAAAACGATCCCGATATCTTGAACTTGTGAAAATGTATGATACAGATCCAGAAAACATCAACAAAATTTTACAAGAAGAATTTGGATTTAAATATGAAGAATAAAATTATTGCAAGCATGCTGACCTTTGGGTTAGTATTCCCTGCTCCTATATTCGCAGAGACTTTAGAAGAAGCAAAATATACACATCTTGATGCTGGAGAAGCAGCACCATTTGCAGGTATATTGTTTAACCCATCTGCCCTCGCTGAATTGTTGTCAGAAAAAACATTTTCTGATGAAGAATGTGATTTAGAAGTTGAATATCAGGTATCCAGAGCAAGGACCGAAATGCAACTACAAATTGACTCTTTACAAATAAGTTACGATGCATTAGAAGAAAAACATCAACTTTTGATGGATATCAAAAATAGCGAGATAGATACTTATAGAGAGATGGCTCTTGACCAACCGAATAAAAACAATCAATGGTGGTTAGTAGGAGGAGTAGTTGTTGGTATCGGGCTGTCTTTAGGAACTTTTTACGCAACAACAAATATAACACAATGAGCAAACCAAAACAAGATCCAGATTATGCACTTAAGATAGAGCATGCTATAGCTGAAAAATATGGACGTGAAACAGTTCAACACCCACAAAGAGATTGGAACTCTAAAAAAGAGCAAGCTTATTTAGAACAGTTAAAACTTTTAAATCAAAAATTAGATAAGATATCAGAAAAACTTGAAAAAGTAGAAGTAGAGGGAGTTTTACTGCCAAAAAAACTACTTAATAAAGATAACAATAGGTCTTGCCCTGTATGTCATACTTATTCTTTTGATACGAGAGATAATGTATACATGACAAAATACTCTTGTTGTCGTATTTGTTATATCAATCATGTCGAAGGAAGAGAAGAGCGTTGGGCGACCGGATGGCGTCCCAACAAAGGAGAAAAGAAATAATGGCTTCAGTTTTAGACATCGTTAGGGGAATCTCACAGGCAGCAGCAAATGCCTATGATGGCTCACAGGACGAAAAATATTCTCTTGACGGAGAAGCGAGAAAAATCGGACTTAAAAGAGAAGAAGGAGACCCTATCCTTGATTCTCGTGTAGTTGATGGTTTTAGTGTGCGAATGAGCGGACCAATCCTTACTATCTCATACCAGAGTGACATTAAACTTAAAGATGTCTATGCAGGAGATATTGAAGCGGATTGTGAGCAGATGATTCAAAATGTTGCTAATTTTCTTAAGAAAGAATTCAAAAAGATTACAGGTGACGCGCTAACTCTTACCGCACAGGGAGAATGCGATGTGTTGGTTCAGAATACCTCAAAGGTTCGTGTGTTTGTTTTAGCCAAACGCAACTATAAAGTTGGAAACCTTGATGGTGTTATAGAGGTGGGCTTACCATCTGAGGATCGTCTTGACCAATCGATTCGTGACTTTCTTTCTCTCGGCAAGCAGTAGACGATGGTTAGATGTCCTTTGAACTTACAAAGAATCAAATAGTAAAAGAAATACTTAAGTCTGGTAAAGATCCAGTTTATTTTATTGACAACTATGCAAAAATTTCACACCCCCTTGAGGGTTTAATCCCGTTTAAGCTATATCCCTTTCAGCGAGAGTTGCTAAGGGATTTTAACGATCATAGGTTTAATGTAATTCTCAAGGCACGACAGTTAGGTATTTCGACCACTACTGCTGCTTATGTTGCGTGGATGATGATGTTTCATCGCAACAAGAATATTTTAGTTATCGCTACAAAATTTCAGACAGCAGGAAATCTTGTAAAAAAGGTAAAGCAAATTATTAAGAACCTGCCTCCTTGGATGCAGATAGCAAATATTGATATTGATAACAGAGCATCATTTGTATTGTCAAATGGCTCAGAGATTAAAGCCTCTTCAACATCAGGTGATGCCGGTCGTTCAGAAGCGCTCTCATTGTTGGTTATCGATGAGGCTGCCCATGTTGAAGGGCTTGATGAATTGTGGACAGGTCTATACCCCACGCTCTCAACAGGTGGTCGGTGTATTGCCTTATCCACTCCTAACGGTGTTGGAAATTGGTTCCACCAGGCTTATGTTGATGCTGAACAACAACAGAATGATTTTTTTCCAACTATTCTTCCTTGGGAGGTACACCCAGATCGTGATAAAGAGTGGTTTGAAAAAGAAACAAGAAACATGTCTCGTCGTCAAATCGCCCAGGAGTTGGAGTGCAACTTCAACATGTCAGGTGAGACCGTTATCCATCCAGATGATCTGACTTGGATGGAGAGCACGATTAAAGAACCGCAGTACCGCACAGGTTTTGATCGTAACTTCTGGATCTGGGAAAAGGCAGTTGACGGCTGTAATTATCTTCTCTCCGCCGATGTTGCCCGTGGTGATGGAAAAGATAACTCCACACTTCACGTTATAAAACTTGAGACAATGGAGATTGTTGCGGAGTACCAGGGCAAGCCCACTCCAGATGTCTATGCCGATATGTTAAACAGCATTGGTAAAGAGTTCAATAACGGCATGATTGTTGTAGAAAATAACTC